CTGGTTTTTATAGAAAAGCAGCAAATCAGATAGGATTTAGCACTGCTGGAGAAGAACAAATGTATTTAGCAGATGGTTCATTACATATTGCACAGCCCGTAAGAATACAATTTGCTAACGACCAAAGAATTTATGACAATGGTAGCGGTGGTTTAAATGTAGGGGCACAGTCACACGAATTAAAATTATACTCAGGCGGTACAGATCCTATACAATTTTTAAGCGGTGGTAGATCGGGAACTGAAAGAATGCGAATGACTTCAGACGGGGATCTTTGTATTGGTACAAATAATACAAGTGCTTCAGCACAAGTAGATATTTTAAGTCAAGGTAATGAAAGAACATTAGCTCTAATTGCAAACAATGACGGAACTAATGGTGCTTATTCAGTCTCTATGTTAATGCACGGATACGAAGATAGAGGTAACGGAATTTTTATGACCGATTCTGGCACTGCTGGTATGGAGTGGTTTACAGGACTGCCATATCAACACAATGGTACAGCATACCAGATAGGATTTGACGCAAGTGGTGGTCAAGCAGAATATAAAGCAAATGCTCAGCTATATATAGACGGAGGCAATTCAAGAGTCGGTATAGGAACTACAGGACCAACTAAAACGCTACATGTAGAAGGCAGCACAAGATTAAATGGAGATGTAATTGTAGGTCCTAACAACAATAATTCAAAAGCATTTATTAAATCAAGAAATGGATATTCAGGTGCTACAACACCAGATTATACTTGGTATTATAATGACCAATGTGGAATATTTCACCCTGCTGGAAACGTAATAGGATTTAGTGTTGGGTCTGAAGTAGCAAGATTGACTACTACTGGATTGGAATTAGCTAATACTAAAAAACTTATACTTGACGGAGCTGGTGGCAATACATACTTACAACAAAATACTGGTAGCTCCAGTCGTATGGATATAGTAGTTAATGGAACTGGCATATTAGATATTTACAATACTTTTTTAAGAATCAATGGGTATCTTGATACAAAAGATATATATGTAGAACACGGAGGAAGTGATTATTCTCCTGGTATTAACTTCTTAGGTGGAAGTGATACTGCTGGTAGTAATGCTTACGAAAATGGAACAATAGGATATTACGATAATTCAGGTACTGGTACTATGCGATACGGCATTAATAGAGCTTCTGGTAGTCATAAGTTTAATATAAATGGAAGTACAGTATTTTATGTAGATTCTGGTGGACAAGGAAGATTTGTTGGTTCAACTGATATTGGTTTGGTAGTAGTATCAACTGATAGTGGTGGTGGTATTGCAGTAAAAGATAGTGGCACATCTGGAGATTATTACAATGGTATGTTCTGCTCTGGAAATCAATTATTTTTGAGAGCAAATAATAACGAAAGACTTAGAATAGATGGCAATAAAACTTACATAAAAGGAACTGGAGCTAATGGACTTGTTCTTGATAATGATGCTGGAACTACAAGTAATTCTAATAGAATATTTTTTGAAGGAACTGCTACAAGTGCAATATATCAAAGTGGTAGTGATTTAAGATTTACAACTGGAGCAACAAGTGGTGCTAGTAGTGGAACTCAAAGATTTAGAATTAATACCAATGGTATTCAAGTTCATTCAGGTGCATTAGGAGTAAATGTAACAACAAGCACTACTGATGGAAGAATAGATGCTGCTAATGATGTAGTTGCTTATTCAACATCAGATAAAAGATTGAAAAAAAATATTAAACCGTTAGATAATGCATTAGATAAAGTAATGCAGATTAGTGGTGTAGAATTTGACTGGAAGAAACTAACTGAAAAAGAGAAAAAAACTATACATGGTAATGAAGGACATGACGTTGGTGTTATTGCACAAGAGATTGAAGAAGTATTACCAGAAGTAGTTACTACAAGAAATAGTGGTTACAAAGCAGTTAAATATGACAAAATGGTTCCTTTATTAATAGAGGCAATCAAAGAACAACAACAACAAATAAACGAACTCAAGGAGAAGTTAAATGGCTAAAGTAATAAGTGCAGTAGAAACTGCAGCAGCAGAAGCAACAAAAATGGTTTCAATTAAGCATACTAGAGTTATGCAAAATGCAAATGGTAATGATGTTACTGTTTTAGATTATGAAGAATCTAAAGATGTTGATATGGCTATTTCAGATGCAGAAGCTCAAAAAGCAAGTCTAGAAGCTCAATTAGTAGATGTAGAAGCTGAATTAGTAGAATACCAAGCAATTAAAGACGCGTAATTAAATGCCAGTAAACGGTGCAGCATTAAACAATAGTGGACCAATTAGAGTTAGAGGAAGTAGCGTTCCAGCA